CTATGCTATGGACAAAGCTGGGGTGGACCGCAAAGGAAAAGACATCGACCATGTCGTCCCCCTTTCTAAAGGCGGCAGTAACGCCAGATCAAACCTTAAACTCAAATCTCCCAGCGCTAACCGATCCTTTAGCCGCAACTCCGACCACACCGTCAAACGGAACAAGCCGAAGAATGCAAACTCTTGATGACAAGTTTCTTCTCGTCCGGACTAAATTCCCCGAGAAGATTACTAACAGCATCAAAGACAGTAAGGTTGTAAAGCAAGACGGTGCCGTAGCCGAGGTGCTGGTTGACTGGTCTTTGAAGAACGCCCAGCTTCTTAAACAACTAAGACTTAAGAATGTACCGTCGCCCATATCCGCTCATTACGACTGGCCGGGGCTATTCAGCCCTATGGCCCACCAGCGAACAACCGCAGAATTCCTTACCCTACACCCCCGGAGCTTTTGTTTCAACGAGCAGGGTACCGGTAAGACTGCTTCCGCTATCTGGGCCTCGGACTATCTTCTGCGCCAAGGAATCATCCGCCGTGTACTAATTATATGCCCGTTGTCGATCATGCAGTCGGCTTGGCAGGCAGACTTGTTTAAGTTTGCAGTTCATCGGCATGTGGCTGTGGCTTACGGCAACCGACAGAAACGCAAAGAAATTATTGCTGGCGACGCCGAGTACGTCATTATCAACTTTGATGGCGTCGAGATCGTTGAACAGGATATTAAAGAAAACGACTTCGACCTGATTATCATTGACGAAGCCAACGCCTACAAGAACGCCAACACCCTACGTTGGAAGTGCATGAAGCGGCTGATGGACTCGAACCGCTGGCTCTGGATGATGACGGGTACACCTGCAGCCCAGTCCCCACTAGACGCATACGGTATTGCAAAACTGTGTGTGCCCGACAACGCCCCCCGTACTTATGGCCGCTACCGAGATATGGTCATGTACAACATTAGTCGGTTCAAGTGGCTACCAAAAGACAGCGCCCAGGAAACCGTCTATGACATGCTTCAGCCAGCGATTCGATTTACTAAAGAAGAGTGTCTGGATCTACCTGAAGTCACACACGTTTACCGAGAAGCGCCACTTACCCCCCAGCAAAAGCAGTATTACGAAGCCCTAAAGAAGAACATGGCAATTACTGCCGGTGGGGAGCAGATCAGTTCAGTCAACGCAGCCGTCAACATCAACAAGCTTTTGCAGCTTTCAGGCGGGGCCGTCTACACCGACGATCAAGAAGTTGTGGAGTTCGACGTGTCAAACCGACTGGCTGTTATTAAAGAAGTTGTTGACGAGTCCAGCCATAAGGTTCTGATCTTTGTGCCGTTCACGCACACCATTGAACTAGTAACCCAGTATTTGAAAGACCACAAGATCACCTGCGAGATCATCAACGGCTCGGTGCCAGTAACCCGACGCACAGAAATCTTCAAGCGGTTCCAAGAAGACAAAGACCCCATGGTCCTAGTAATTCAGCCCCAAGCCGCAGCACATGGCGTAACGCTGACAGCAGCAAACGTAGTTATTTGGTATTCCCCCGTAACGTCCGTAGAGACGTACCTCCAAGCCAACGCCCGTGTGCATCGTAAAGGGCAGGTTAATCCGGTGACTGTTGTGCATGTTCAAGGCAGCTCGGTGGAGGAGAAGCTGTACAAGATGCTTGAGAACAAACTGGATGACCACACGAAGCTTGTGGATTTATACCGGAACGAAATAGGCTCTTGACAGTCTCAAGTTGTACAGGTAGTATGTAGATTCTGGCCCCCGTGCCTGCAAACCAAAGGAAGAATGTATGTCCGAAGAAATGTCTGTCGATAAGCTGGTCTCTATTTTCATTAAGATGCGCGACGCCCGCGACGAGATTAAACGCGAAGCGGACGACAAGATCAAAGACATAGAGGCTCAGATGAATACCGTCAACCAAAAGTTGCTTGATCTTCTAGGCGACCAAGGTGCCGACAGTATCAAAACCCCCCATGGAACGGTGTATAGGACGGTCAAGTCTAGGTACTGGACTAACGACTGGGAATCCCTGTACGACTTCATTGCGGAAAGCGATGCGTTCGATTTGCTAGAAAAACGTATTCATCAGTCCAACATGAAGCAGTTCTTGGAGGAAAACCCCGCCTTGATGCCCAAGGGTATCAATGTGGACAGCGAGTACCAAGTTGTAGTTCGTCGCAGTAAATAACCTTAAGGAGATTCAAATGAGTGAACTAACTCTATTTCAGCAGGGCCTTCCAGACTATCTGAAGGATGTTCAGCTTGACGAAATGACCAAAGCCCTTGCGGGTGGCGGCGGTGGTGGCAGTAAGCGCATCTCGATGCGTGGTGGTGTATTCCGTCTGATCGTGAACGGCGAAGAAATTGCCAAGAACGAAAGCCGTGGCATGAACGTGGTTATCGTTAACGGCGCACCCAAAGTCGGTCGTACTTACTACGCCGGTGCTTATGACCCCAAGAAGTCTGCACCTCCCGACTGCTGGTCTGCTGATGGCGAGAAGCCCCACGAGAACTCGGCTAACCCCCAGTCCAAGAACTGTGCCGACTGCCCCCAAAACATCAAGGGCTCCGGTGCTGGCGGTGGTCGTGCTTGCCGCTTCAAGCAGCGTCTGGCTGTGGTGTTGGAAGGCGACGTCGGTGGTGACGTTTACGGTATCGAACTGCCTGCTACCTCGATCTTTGGTAACAGCACCGACCTGAACAAGATGCCGTTCCAGCAGTACGCTAAGTATGTCGGCGCCCAGGGTAAGAACATCAACACCCTCGTTACCGAGATGCGTCTGGACAGCGACAGCGATACGCCCAAGCTGACCTTCAAACCCGTTAAGTTCCTGAGCCAAGAAGATTGGCAGCGTGCTACCGCCAAGGGCAACTCGCCTGAAGCCAAGCAAGCATCGAGCCTGTATTTCCCAAAGCCTGATGCCGACGCTGACAAAGACGAGCCGTTCGAGACCGCTAAACCTGAGGCAACAGAAGAGCCAAAGAAGCGTGCATCGAAGAAAGCCGAACCGACCGCTAAGCAAGACCTCGGTTCGATCATGAACAACTGGGTAACGGACGACGAGTAATGGACGATCGAGGCTACAGCCTCCGTATCGTACGTGCCAATGAACAAGCAGACTCCAGCAACATCGGGGTTCTGCTTGGTCGACTCTGTATTAAGAAGGAAATTCCTGTTGTCGAGGTGGCCCAGTTTTTCGATGTATCTCGCATGACCATATACAACTGGTTTTGCGGGCAAGGCCGACCCCGAAAACAAATGGAAGAAAAGATAAAAGAAGTTATACAGAAACTTGGCGACGCATGAGGCGGTGAATGGCTGAAACAAAACTACTATCGAAGGTGCTGTCCGACAAAGGTTGGTACTGCATCGTCGGCCTAAGAAAAGACCACCTGCCAAAACAGGTGTTCGTAGAGACACTAGAAGAAGCCGAAAAGGAGATTGACCATCTTGTAGAAAACCAATACGACGCCTACTTCGCCTGCGCTAAGTACGAGAAAAAAGGTTCGCGTACCAAAGACAACGCTAAATACTTCAAAGCATTCTGGCTTGATATTGACTGTGGAGAAGGAAAGCACTATGAAACACGCGAAGAAGGTCTTGAAGCACTTGAAGAGTTTTGCGAAGAAACTGGACTACCAGCACCAACGACAGTTAACTCTGGACGTGGCGTTCACGCTTATTGGATTCTTGAAACTGAGGTTGACCGTGACCAGTGGAAGCCAGTAGCTGAAACCCTAAAGGCGCTATGCCATAAGCACGCGCTGGTGGCCGACCCTGCAGTAACGGCGGATGAGGCTAGGATCCTCCGGGTACCCGGCACCTTCAACCACAAGTCAACACCACCGACCCCGGTAGAAGTTTTGTTCGAGGCCGAGCCGGTTAATTACTTCAATTTTACTTCTAAGCTTGGGCCGATTAAGAGCCTCGGTCCTGGGCCTGATGACAAGGCACCACTTAACGAATTGACGCTGGCCCTGATGGGCAACCAAGAGCATCGGTTTAGAACCATCATGCTCAAGACTATGAACGATGTCGGCTGCCCCCAGCTTAAGCACATCGTCGAGAACCAGACCGAGATTGAAGAACCCCTGTGGCGTGCGGGCCTGTCGATTGCTGCATTTTGTGCGGACAAAGCCAAGGCTATTCACCGCATGTCGGAGCACCACCCCGACTACAACCCAGCAGTAACAGAACAAAAAGCCAACGAGATCCGTGGCCCCTACACCTGCGATAAGTTTAACGGGCTGAACCCAGGCGTCTGTGACGGGTGCCATAACAGGGGCAAAGTGAAGTCGCCCATCGTGCTCGGTCGTGAGTTTCTGATGGCTGACGAAGAAGACAACGTGGTCGAGATCAAGGCTGCGCCTGAGGAAGAACCCGTGGTGTATCAGATCCCGCCATATCCGAACCCATATCTACGGGGCAAGAACGGTGGCGTGTATCTGGTCAACGATGGCGACGACCCTGAACTGGTTTACGAGCATGACCTGTATGTTCTGAAACGAATGAAAGACCCCAACAGAGGGGCGGTAGTTTTGATTCGGCTGCACCTACCAAGAGACGGCGTTAAAGAATTTGCAGTCCCCAACACCGACGTGCTTGCGCTTGAGAAATGCAAAGAGATTCTGGCTTTCCATGGCGTCATCGGGCACAAGAAACAGATGGAAAAAATTGCTAACTACATCATCACCTTTATCAAGGAGTTGACCTACAAGACGGAGATAGAAATTATGCGTACGCAGTTTGGCTGGGCCGACAACGACAAAAAGTTCATCGTCGGTGATAGGGAAATATCGACAGACGGAGTCCGGTACAGCCCACCCTCGCACATGACATCTGCAATTTCGGCCTTCATGGAGCCTGTCGGTTCTCTGGAAACCTGGAAAGAAGTAATAAACAACTACAACCGACCGGGCTACGAGCCGCATGCCTTCGGATTCTTTACGGCTTTTGGATCGCCTTTAATCAAGCACCTTAACCTTAACGGCGCCCTTATTAACCTGATTAACAACCAGTCAGGCACGGGTAAGACTACGGTCATCAAAGCTATGCACAGCGTATGGGGGCACCCAGAAGAAATTATGCTGATGTACAAAGACACAATGAACGTGATGATGCACAGGTTCGGTGTCCTTGGAAATCTACCGGCAGGCATCGACGAGGTTACAAACATGGCTGCAGAGGCTGTGTCAGACCTTGCCTACATGAGTTCTCAGGGCCGTGGCAAAAACCGCATGCGTAGTCAGACCAACGAAGAGCGGGTCAACATGGCTAGATGGGCGCTAATCGCCTTGTGTTCTTCTAACGCTTCGCTTACTGACAAGCTTCGGTCTTTGAAAGCTACGCCCGACGGCGAATTGATGCGGCTTATTGAGTACCAACTGCCGGTGGTCGGAGACATAAGCAAGGTAGAAGCCGACGAAATCTTCCCAAAACTGTACGACAACTACGGCCATGCTGGCGCTATCTACGCTAAGTGGCTGGTCGGCAATCTGGAAGAAGCCATCGACATCGTTCGTAAGGTTCAGGTCACTATTGACACCCAAGTCAAGATGACTAGCCGTGAGCGGTTCTGGTCGGCAGTTGCTGCCTGTAACATTGGCGGAGCTTACATTGCTGGTAAGTTGGGCTTGCACGACATTGACATCGGTCGGATTCTACGCTGGACGATCGAAATGCTGAAGAACATGCGCATGGAGATTAAGCCGCCGTCAACCAACAAGACCTCGGCTATTGGTGAGTACATCAACGAAAACATCAACAGCTTTGCTATCGTCAACGGCGAATTGGACAAGCGGACTAACGTTGAAGCCCTGCCAATCCTTGAACCTAAGAACGGCAAGCTGAACATCCGCATGGAGCCAGACACCAAGAAGCTATTTATTGCAGTGAAGCAATTCCGGGCGTACTGCTCCGAGAACCAGATCACGCTAAAAGATCTTCTGAACTCCCTGATGGACGAGGGAATCTACGTCGGCACGGTCAAGAAGCGCATGGCCAAGGGCACCAAAATCCCGTCGCCAGCAGTGGACGCCTATGTGTTTGACTGCTCAGTTCCGGACTTTATCGACCCAGCCGAGTACGTTGAGGCACTAAAACAAGGCCAGGATGAGGGTCCACGGGATTAGTTTTAACATCAACTGGGAGAAATTTGGGGTGGGGTATTCGTTCTTTATCCCCTGCCTCGACCCAGAAGAAGCCCGGAGAGAGGTAAAACGAACGGCAAAACGGCTCGGTTTTGCTATAAAAACTAAGGTTACTATAGAAGAGAATGTTAAAGGCTTGCGTGTCTGGCGTGTAAAGTAGTATATTCAAGCCGTGGCAGGTTCATGGTCACATTCTCCTTTTGGTTAGTTTAGGCCCCGTCTTCGGACGGGGCATTTTTTTGCTGGTCTTCTTCCCAATGGAGTTTGCGGTGGCAGTTAGCGCACAGCACAATGCACTTCTCTTGTGCTTCTTTCAGGGCTTTCTTAAACATACCCGACCCCAACAGCCGATGAATTTTAATGTTGTCGGGGTGGCGAACGACGTGATGGAAGTCGAACGTAGCAGGGTGATTCTCCCCGCAGTGGACGCAACTCAGAGTACTTTTATATAGCTGCCATTGTTCACGGCCCTTCTTACGGGCTTCGGCAGCACGGGCTACGTAGGCTGCTTTGTTTTTCTCGTAGTGCGCTTTGCCGTACTTTTCGTAATATCCTTCAAGGTTACGTTTTCTGGGTCTAGCTGTAGAACCCTTTCGATCATCCGTGCTGGAATCGTCAGTGTTTGGGCGTGGTTGTCGTCCGTCCAAGACTGGCATATGCGCATCCCCTGTTCGTTTTGTGTAAGCAGCCAACCGACTGAGTAGACAAGCGGAATTTCAACAGGTTCCAAACTTTCGTTGCCTTCCATCCAGCCGAATTCATGGTGCGCGTCGTACCACTCAACAAGAAGCAAGGGCGGACGTGTAGCTGTTTTCTTCTCTTCTTTTGGCTGGTTAGTTTGCATATCTACTCCGAGAGTGATCTAAACCTTTCTTCGAGTCGGCCGGCAAGTTTTGGTTCCACACCACCAAGGGTTTCTTGCTTGGCTTTGTCCTTAAGTTTACGACTCAGAGATTGCTGAATTGTGTCTGAAGTAATAGCAACTTCAGGGTATTTGTCGTTGAATTCCATGATCTTTTCCAGCACAGCTTCGTTGACATCTTCATCGTCAGTATGCAAAGCCATGTACATACCGGCTAGTAAACGCTCACGTCGCAGATTGATCTTATCCTGGGCGCCCTTACGTGCAATCGTAGCTTTCTGCTTCTGCATGATGTCTTCGGGGGTAAAGCCCAAAGCTTTTACAAACAGGTCACTGTAGGAAATGTCGTCGTCAATCGTAATGCCACGGGTGGTTTGTGCCTCGCCATCTTTAAGGTACCGTCTGACCGTAGCTAAGTTGCGCATAACTGTTGGCAGCATAGTTTCAAGGGCACGTTCGCCGTTGTAGTTGTCGTGCAAGTCCTTGGCTTTTGCAAAGTTCATCATGATGCTGAAGGTGGGACCAAGGTTAGCCAGTGCAAATTCCTTAGCAGAGTCTTCGGCGGAGCGTTGGAAACCAGAATCACGGAACCAAAGGTCGACCAAGTCAAGACCCATACGCTCAGACAGAGAGGCATTGGTGCCTTGTGCAATAACACCACGCATGATAGAGGCAGCAGCCGTGCCACCGACTGTGTCTTGTAGGTATCCCTGGAGCCAGTATTCGAAGTCCCAATCGTCTTCGTCGTCGCCAAATATACTGTTCAAGGTCTCAGCCATAAACGACGTTGCGGTAAAGATCGGCATGCCCTTAAGGCCAGCGTACAAAGCAGTTACACCAACAACGCCGTACATCCGACGGCGGGCTTCTTTAGCTTCTGCTTTCTGCTCTGCGGTCAGGTTCTTAGCGAACGGGTTAAAACCGACCATGGTGTTACGCAGCAGGTTATAGGTCATCAGCAGTGAGTACTGCTTAAACTGGAACACAATACGAGTCACTGGCCCAGTCAGAATAGGTGGCTTACTAGTGCGGGTAAAGTCACCCAGAGACATCATCGAGATATCTTTTGCTTCTTGAACAGCTTCTTCAAACGCAAGTTCGGGGTCCATGCCAGCCTTGGTCTTCTTATCGTAGGCTAGGTCAAAGACCGTCATATTCAATACTTCTCGGTTAAGGCGCTCGGAGTGGTGGAACAAGGCAGACAAACCACGCACAACTTTATTCCGTGCGAAAGAATATTTCTCGAACGGTGCTTGGCTCAACCCCATGATGTCTTGGGTAAGCGAAACGTCGATTGCGTTGTCGTGCAGGAACCGATCATAAGCCCGACGTTGTACATCTGTAAGGCTAGTAGCTTTGTCCAGCGTTGGGAATACGGTGTTGCCGTCACGGAACTTAGGTGCCGTAGCGATGTATTTCTGCAGATAACCCAAAGACTTAGCAGCAACCTGCGGATATCCGTAAGCAGCGCCAGCGTAGGGCAAACCGACTGCCGTCATACCAAACACGTTGACCAGAGCCGAAGCAGGTGCAGTCAGCAGGTACAGGAACGAGAACTGAGTCAGGCCGTTGGAAATCTTTTCGGCTGGCGTCGTCGGTTCAATACCAAGAATATGGTCAGTACGGCTGTCAAGTTCGATCATCATGTCCCGAAGAACACGAGTCTCTTGCGTATTAGGCTCGTTCTGCAGCATGGCAAAGCCGTTATCTACGTTCTGGTAGAACAGCTCTGAGTACTTAGTTCTAGCTCTTTGATACGCTAAGTTCACAACCGACGTACTAAAAGCCCGAACAGCATCGGTGCTTGCACCCTGAACACCTTTACGATGGATGAACATTTTGCGCAGGTTGGTACCCGGCAGGAGGGTGTACTGTAGCTGTTTGAGGCTGTCTTTTATTTCTGCAACTGCTTGGGCGCTCTTGTTCGGATCAGCCAACTCTAGAGCCGAAGCGTCAACCATGGCTTCAATCTTGTCCATGATGGGCTTCAATGCTGGGCTGGAAGACATCGAGTCGCCACGCAGTTGGTCGCCGGAAGACATCTCGTCTATTGCATCTTGGTTGCCTCCAGCCTGCAGTTCTTTAACCCGCTCGGCCATCCAGTAGTCCCGGTCATTGGCCGACTCAAACATATAAAACTCTTTGTTATCGCCCTTGCCAACTTGGAACCAATGATTGCCAAAACGACGCAGGGGGAAGTAGGGCCCCTTGCGGTTCTTAGGGCCAAACTCTTCGATGATGCTTTTCTTTAGTTCTGCAGCAGCCAGAGGGTCGTCGGCTAGGTTGCGGTCAACCCGCTCCATCATGTCATTGACCATGCCGTCAATCTGCACTTCGTAGAAACCACGCATTTCTCGGTATATACCCTGGGCCTCGGGGCCGAGCGCCTTCCAAGCTTTTTCCAGCGTTGCGTTTGGTTTGTAGAATTTAGACTGCGGGTCTGGGTCGGTCTCAAGCATAGTTGCCTGAACCTGAATCTCACCCATCAAGCGAATCTGGTCGCGGCCCTTCTTAGTTTTTGCAAGAGCCTGAACCTTGTCTAGGATGTCAGCGCCATCTCGCTGGATAGCCGTACGCATAGCAACCATCTTCTCGGTCACGTCGATAGCACGGCCCAACTGGGGGAGGCGCTTGCCAGCAATATCTTTCAACATCCGCAGGGTCAGAGTCTTGTACAGAACTTGACGAGCGGTGGGAGCCATGCCAGTGATGGCCTTCAGATTAAATTTACCCTTGACGTTGTTCCACTCAGGCCGACCCTGAGACATCTTTTCGGTGTTGGGGTTCTGTGCAGGGTTAACCCGGTTCGGGCCAGCCTCAGACTTAAAGCCCTGAGAGTAAACGGAATCAAGTGCGGCAACAGCAGGGGGTGCCGCAGAAAATACAACGTCGGCTTCGCCACCAAAGGTTTCTTTGATCTGGTTGCGGTATTCGTAGGAAATAGGAATAAGGTCGTATGCGGTAAAGCCTTGGCCCTGTCCGACATCCCCCCAAGACTGCCCGTCAAAATCAGCACGCTTGATGGGTTTAGCATCTCTTACTCTTTGCCCGCTGTACCCGTTAATAAACACAACAGGCACTTCCTCGACACCAGCTTTTTGTAGAGCCATCATGCGATGACGGCCTTCGTGCCCAATAATCGTACCTCTAGCGTCGAGCGGGGCACCGTATTCTTTCGACTCTTGCCCAATCTGCAGAAATATTGGCTGTATTTCCCCGGCAATTTTTTCTCTATCCAGCGGAGTAAACTCTCGCTCCCGCATGTAGGCGAGTTCTCTAGGTGTGGTTGTGGCTTCTAGAAATTCTTGGGGCCGTACAAACCCGAGGTAAGCCTTGGTGTCAGCATCTTCTCCAACATAGGCCCAAGTGCTGTATAGGTCTTTAATTCTTTTATCCGACAACCGAGCATCCCGCTTGACCACATCGTAAACAGCTTTGTCACCGATAACTGCTTTGGGGCCGCCCTCTTGGACAACACCCTTGGTGAACGGATCGTACTTTAGCTTGCCACGACGGACATACCGACTAGCGTTTGCGACGAGTTGCTGCAGTTCACCATCAGTCACCCCGGTCAGCTTCATGCCAATCCGACGGGCAAACCTACGAATAGCGTCAAACAGCCTGCGCAAAGCTGGCGTCGGTTTCGGTGCAGTCTCAGCCATTTCAGCAAGAACTTCTTCGACCGCAATCTCGCGGGTCATCTTTGAATTGGCTTTTTGTTTAGCGTCGGCCTTGGCCTTAACATCTTTGTGCCCGTTGTAAATCTCGTTCATTACACGGGTGTAGCTATCGCCAAGAATAGACCGCAGACCGAAGTGCCCCAGAGCCTCGTGAGCAACTGTCATAAATACATCGTCGGCGCTGCGCAGGTTGTCAGAGATCAGGAATACTTGGTTAGACCGGGGGTCGTAAGCACCTTGTGGGTTGACGTTGTCACGCTTGATCTGTTCCTGCATGTAGTCAGGCAACTCGGCGATGGACTGCACAACCTTAGTTCTAGGTGCGTTTTCCCATTCCGTCATCACACGACTTGCCAACTGCCGAACCAACTTAGCATCAGTGCCTTTACCACCAGGGGTAGCCTGACGAGTATCGCTAAACACAATGTCGCCCGTACCGGCAGTGGGGTTCTGCAAGAAGTTCTGAGCTGTAGAAATCGTTCCTTTAACCGACTCGGTCAGGCGAGAGTTAGCAACCGCAGCCTTTTCTTTGGCCACCAAGCGAGCATCTTCTGTCTTGGATGAGGCGTACTGGCGTTCTTGGTTTCGCACCGACTGGCCCATATTTCGAGCATCAGCACCGAGCGCGTTAAGTAACTTGATTGCGTCTTGAACTTCTGTCGGGGCCGAGCGTAGTTCAGCCAGATTGTTAGGGTCAAAACCACGCTCTTGGATAAATGATGCTAGTTGTCCGGCGGTAGTCTCTAGGTCGTTAACCAACGGAGTGTACTGGGCGTAGGCTTTCTTCTTACCCTGCTTAAGTTCAGCAAACTTCTCTACCGACTTGGGGTCATCCTGTGGGATGAGGGTGTTGAAGTCGAACGTAACCGACGGCGTTGTAAACTCGGGATCAATAAATTGAGAAAGGCGTGAGTTTAGTTTTCCAATCTCTTCGTCGGTCGGCGTTCTCCCTAAAACTTCCCCGGCAAAACTTTCTAGTTCTCGGTTTAGGCGCCGACCAAGTTTAGTAGCCGCTGTTTTAGCTGCTGGATAGCTTGCTTTTGCGTCCGCTTCGTTAACTTGTTTTGCTAGATCAATTAAAGATTGTGGTGGATTAACTTGGTTAAACTCTCCCGCCGCTGCC